TGAAGCTTTTGACAAAGTATTTGGTTGTCTTTTTACTCTTCCTTTAATCGCACTCAGGGAAGAATACGGATTTGGCAAGAAGAGATTACAAGTGATCAACGATAAAATGACTGATATGTTAAAAGAAATTGAAAAAGATGAGCTAGATTTAAACGACTTGGTTAAACAGATGAAAGAAAAGTACGGGATAGCGTTTAGGTATGAGGAAGGTGGCAAATAATGAATATTAGAGACTTGAAGGTGGGAGATAAGGTTTTTATAAGAGAGGACTTAGAGTATTGCAAGTGTTATGGGAAACGTACGTTTGACTCAAAAATGCTAAATGGTGTTCAAAAGATATTTATGATTGACTATGACAATCAAACATTTGAGATTGAAGCAGAAAAAAACAAACAATGGTTTTTAAGATTCGATTATACTCCGGAAATGATAGACTGGGAAAAGACTATGAATTTAAAAGACATACAAGCAAAAGAATACTTGAACAAAAAGTTTGGAAGTGATACAGTACACAACCCTTCTCACTACGGCGGAGGTGGTATTCATAATATAGAATGTTATAAGGCTATAGAATATATTCTTGATAACCTAGAAAACGTTCCTGAGAAGTATTACGGTCATGTATCGAATATAGTTAAGTATATCTGGAGATGTAATGATAAAAATGGATATGAAGATTTAGATAAAGCAAGTGTTTATTTTGATTTTATGTTTAGAGAGGATTAACATGTATAGATTAGAAAGAGAAATCGTTCATAAAGCTGAAGTAAAGCTCAAAGAGTTGAGTAAGGAATTAAATTTTTTTAAAGATAAAGTTTCGAATATAGTAAAAGAGGAGGAGGATTTATGGGATCACTTGAATGATTTAGTTAATGAAATCGAAACTACAAGAAAAGATATTAGAGATTTAGAAGACATTGAATTGCAATATGAAGAAATGATAACGGACATTGAGACAGACATGAACGCGTATTCAGAAGACATTAGAGATTATAAATTATATTAGGAGGTAATGATTATGAATTTAAGAGAAAATTTGACATTAATAGAAGTGGAATACAAGGATAAATCAGCAGTACTAACGTTTTTAGATGAAGAGTGTGGAGAAATAAGAGAAGTTAAATTTAATAAACAGGTCTGGGATAACGGTAGTTTTGTTGATGATGCTGACAAAGAGAAAATGGTGGAAGAATGGTGTCAAAAGTATTTTGAAGTAAGTTTTGACAACTTAAATCAGGCAGTTGGAGTAAAGAAGGATGTTTACTGTTATGACGGCTTTAACTCATTATGGGAGAGTAATACAGTGTCAAAGTTTAGTAAAGACAATGTAGGAGAAATATTTACAACAGAAATTAAAGAAGTAATAGATGATGGCAAGGGAATTCATATAACATTTGAATATAACGGCTCAACTTACGAGTCAAAGATGATGTATGCAAAATACGTTGAAGTTAGGAAAGAATGGTTCCCAGACCCTCAAAAAAAGAATAAGAGATATGACGACTTTAAAAAGAAGTTTGGAGTATCGGTTGAAGATACTGACGAGATAGTTGGAAATGAAATAATGGTAGAAGTTAAGTTAGCTATGGGCAAGTATCCTTGGTGTGACATAAAGAAACCTAAGTGGAATAAATAATAAACAAGTGTTGGGGGGAGGGGGTAACGAAATGTGACACCCTTCCTGATGCACTGATTTAAGGAGGGAGCTAATGGAAGATAATATTTTATTCTATGATATAGAGGTTTTTAAACATCAATCGTGTGTTGTTTTTAAAGATATACAAGGTGATACGGTAAGAATATTTACAAACAATTTATCAGGACTAGGAGAATACATTGACAAAGGTGTAATAACTGAATGCGGTTATGAGGCTCTAGGAGAGTTTATAAGAGATAAAACGTTAGTAGGCTATAATAACTATTGGTATGATGATTATGTTCTTTATGCGATGAGTTGTGAGCTTAAAAGCAATGTTGAAAAATATAGACAGAGTATGATTAAGGGTTATAACGATACTATTATAAGCGATGGAGATAAAAGGTCTTTGAAAAGAGTTGACATAAGAACGTACGATTGCTTTCAACAAATAGATGTTGGTAGACCTAGTCTTAAAAAGATTGAGGGTAATATGGGTAGAAGTGTGATTGAATCAGTTGTAGATTTTAACATGGAAAGACCACTGACACCAGCCGAAAACTTAGAGACAGTCAAATATTGTGAATATGATGTAAAGATGACTATCGAAGTGTGGAAAATGAGGAAAGAATATTTTAAGAGTAAAAAAGAAGTCGCAAATATGTTAGGTGAAAATCTTAGAGAGAAAGCTTATAGGTGGAATACTACCAGTATTGTTGGTCAATTAGTTAAGTGGACAAATGGTACAGAACCTACTGACGGCCAAATAGGACAATGGGATAAGTTTGATTATGTACCTGAAGAAGTGGGTGAGATGTGGCGACAGTTAGACGATAGACGTTTTAGAATGAACGGTTATAAGTTTAAGAAGAAAAAAGTAAAGATTGAAGAGTTCGGCAATATAATAGAGTTTGGTTGGGGAGGATTACATGGTGCTCCAAAGGGTTTTATATATAGAGAAAATGTAAAGCTTCTGGATGTGGGTTCAATGTATCCTAACATACTTATTAACTTGAGAGGATTAGGAGATAAGACGGACTATTATAAAAACATACTTGATCATAGACTTGAATTGAAACATCAGGGAAAGAAAGAAGAACAAGCTCCTTTGAAGTTGATATTGAATAGTACGTACGGCTTATTAAATAATCAATACTCTCAGTTAAATAGACCGACACTTGCTTATAACATTTGCATATACGGTCAAATAAGCTTGTATACGCTTGCTAGAAGGCTTGGTAGTATAGGGTGTGACATAATCAACATTAATACAGACGGCGTGGCTTTTACAGGCGGAGACGATGAAGAAGTGAAAGCAGTACGGAAGAGTTGGGAAAAGGAATTTAATTTAACATTGGAGCTTGATAAATTTAAAAAGTGGTGGCAAAAAGACGTTAACAATTATGTAGCACTTACTGATAAAGATAAGATAAAAGTTAAAGGTGCAGATGTTAATAGGTATTTCGGAGATACTACTTTTAAAAGCATGGATATATTAATTGTACATAAAGCTTTGGTGGATAAGTTAGTGTATGGCAAATCGTTTGAAGATACTCTATTAGACAATTTAGATAAGCCAGAACTATTCCAGTACGTCTTACAAGCAGGTAGGACTTATAAGGGGACGTACGATAATGAAGGAAATAAATACAATAAGGTCAATAGAGTTTTCGCATGTAAGGAAGGTAATTTTCAATTATTTAAGGTGAAGGAAACTTCTGACGGTGTGATATCTAAAGCTAAGTTTGCTAATGCTCCTGATAAGATGTTTTTGTGGAATGAGGACGTTAAGGATTTGAAGAACTTTAAAGAAATAATCGATTTACAGTGGTATTACGATTTGATTACTAACATATATAAGAGGTGGAATTAGGAGGAGAAATGAAGTATATCGATTTAAGCAATAATGTAGAGTATGATACAAAAAGAATGAAAGAAATTTGTAGTGTAAATAGAGGATTTGCAGGAATAACTAAAGTTTACAAAAGCAGCGATGGTGTTTATTTTAGATGTTGGATTAATGTGTTTGGAGAAGAAAAATCGTTGTCCCCACTTTTCGATAATGAAGCAAAAGAATTAGTTTCAGGTCTTTCAAAAGAAGCGTATAAAAAAGAGTTTAATACAGAAGAGAGGTAACACTAATAAAATAGAAACTTATTTAGATAAAATAAAAGAAGCGTTAAATGAAAGGGAGAATAATAATGATTAAATTTGAAAATACAGAAGTAATGAACATCGAAAATGCAATGCGTGGGATGAGAAATCCAATGAATAGTTGGAATAAGGGCGATACATCTTTTGATACTTGGGACGGTCTTACTGTTGGTGGCAATGATTTGAACCTTGCAAGAAAGCTAAGACAAGCAGGAACAGACCATAGAAAATTCTTAAGGCAAATACTTGTCTGTGTTGATATTACTGCACCGCTTTTCTGGTGGAAACAGTTCGATCAATATCGAATATCTGTAACATCTAATTCATGCAGCACTATGCATAAGATACATAGTAAAGAGTTTACACTTGATGATTTTAGCATAAGTGATTTGAGTGCATACGATAGTTTATACAACTGTGAAGAGCCATTTGGATATAATCGCATGGAGTGTATAATATCATGGCTAAATGAACTTAGACATAGTTACAATACAACAAAAGATAAAAAATACTGGCAAGCAATGATAGAGCTATTACCATCCGCATACAACCAGAAAAGAACGGTTACAATGACTTATGAAAATGTATTAAATATGTATAACGCAAGAAAAAATCATAAGTTATCAGAATGGCATGAACTTTGTAACTGGGCAGAAAGTGAGCTAGATTATTTTTATGAGATATGTTTAGAAGAAGTGGAAAAATAAAACTACATTAAACAATAGAGAGGAGGTGAGGTCTTGCCTTATATGGAATTTGAGCCTGGTAAGAAATATGCAAAGCCGGGCGCTGATATATCTGACAGTCTTGAAGGCTTTGAGGATGCTGGATATATTTTGACTGATAATGATTTAGTAATAGATGTTGACCATTTAGATAAGAAGATTATTGAAAAGATGATTAACATTTTCAATATAAAAACACAAACTGTATGGACAACTAGAGGAGTGCATTTCTATTTTAAGAAACCTGAACGATTCAGACGAAAACAAGGAGTATGTACGTTAGGATTTGAGATTGAATATAAACATTGTAAAAACACTCAAGCAGTAACTATTAAACGTAATGGTAAGGTTAGAGAAATTGAAAATGAAGGTGTGAGAGAGAGTTTGCCGGACATATTCGTATGCAAAAAAGGATATCAGAACATGCTTGGGTTTAGCGAAGGGGAAAGTAGAAATCAAACTCTTTTCGAACATAGAGCAAAGATAGCAGGAATGAAGAATTGGAGAAGTATTATAGAGTTTATAAACTCAAACATCTTCGACGAACCGTTGCCGGAGAGTGAAATGGAAACACTTACAAGAGATTTAGACTTAAGCGGACAGGACGTTGAAGAAACCGTATTGGCGGATTGGTTACTAGAAGAGTTGGACTACACCGAGTATGCTGGAGACTTTTATATGAAAGAAGGAGATAGATACGTTGATTCGGCTGATAGGATAAAAAGGATCGTATATTCAAAGTGTGAAGGTCAAAAGACTGCTTACGTCGATGAAGTCATAAAACAAATGCAGTATAAATCAAAGTTGATACCGAATGACACGGTATTTAAGATTAGATTTAAGAATGGATATGTTAGTGACGGTAAGTTTGTGCCAATTATAACTGAGGATTTTACACCTTATTTGATAGATATAAATTATAACAGTGATTGCGAAAGATGTGAGCAAGTAGATAAGTATTTAAATCACCTTACGAATAATGATGAGAATTATAAAAAGCTTATATGTGAGATGTTAGGATTTTGTTTAATAGTTGATCCCGAATATATGAGAAGTTTAGCTAGGTTCTTTATATTCATAGGGGGTGGTGGTAATGGTAAAGGAACGTTACTGCAGATAATTAGAAGCATTTTAGGAAGTAAGAACGTATCAGGGATGAGTATTAAACAGTTAAGTGATGAAAAGTATCTTGCAAACCTAACCGGTAAATTAGCTAACCTAGGAGATGACCTCCAAGACCAAGCTATAAACGATAAGGATATGAAAGTGTTAAAGAATCTATCGACTTGTGACATGGTGACTGTTAGAAAGCTATACAGAGACCCTCAGGACGTTGTTTTAACATCTAGCTTGATATTCACTTCTAATCATAAGATAAAGTCTTGGGAAAAGGGTGAAAGTTTTAAAAGAAGAATAATGTGGTTACCAATGTATAGTAAGGTTGAGAAGAAGGATCCACACTTTATAAGAAATATTACAAGTGATAAGGCGTTGGAGTATTGGGTGAAGTTGATGGTTGAGGGTTATATAAGACTTTACAAGAATAATTCTTTTACAGAAAGTAACTTAGTTAAGGAGTTTAACGAGGAATATCATAGAGAAAATAACCCATGCTTAGAGTTTCTAGGAGACTTTGACAAGGACATGATAGAGTATAAACATACTAACGTTATTTTAAGAGAATATGAAGACTGGTGCAATGAGAATGATATAAAGATTAATAAAAAGATACTAAAAGATACTGTTAGAGAATTATTCGGTTTAGAGGAAAAATCAGTCTGGGATAAAAACCTTAAAAAGTCAATGAGAACGTTCGTAACTGTGTCTGATTAAGTGTTTTATACAAAATCCTCACGAAAATAGAGTCACCTCACAAAGTTATGTGAGCATTGTAAGTATTGGTAGTACTAGATTTTAGCAAAAACCTCACCTCACAAACATCATAGCTCAATCTTTATATATATTATTTATTATTTAATATTAAGTATATTATATAGTATTTTCTTCTTTTTCTTTGTGAGGTTGAGAGGAATAGAGAATAGAGAGCTAGAGAGGTTGAAATAGAACCATTCTTGACCTCACAAAAAACCTCACACTTTTTGAAAATCTTTGTGAGGTTCTGTGAGGTTTTGGAGTAGGAAAGGAGTGAAAGATGAAAAGAATAGATGACATAAACGATAAGCTAGTTGGATTAGAGATAGATATTGAAGAAGGAATGAAGAAAGCTTTATATAGTGTTTTGAATGAAACACTTGAAGGGTCGACAATCGAATGGTTGAATGTTTACTCAAGTTATTGTGTGGTTCGGGTAAGTGAAATGAAAAGAGTTAACGTTGAATTGACTGGGATCAAGATACCACTTGAAATGGTTACGTTTAATAAATGCAGAATCAAAGGTAATATTAAAGTAATAGGCAAAGACATTATTAGGATTAGGAAAGGAGGAGTAAAAAATGATTAGGAATATGATAATTAAGTGTCCAGTTTGTGGGGCTGATATAAAGGCTAGAGATAATAAAAATGTATGGTATGACTATAATGATGTTTCTTATGAGTATTATGTTAAAGCAATGTGTGATAAATGTGAACATTTTATGTTATTTAAAACAGAAATGGACGGTAAAGTAATTTGGAGCTTTGATGATACTATAGAAAATGAGATAAAAGTAAATTTAAAAGGAGAGTAGGACAATGAGATACGTGGACTTAGATAATAATACAGTATATGATACTGATTCAATGAGATTAGTTTATGAAGTTTATGAACTATATAACAATGAGGAGTTGGTCGAAGGAATATATCAAAGCTCCGACAACAGGTATTTCGTTATAAGAAAGGCCTACGAAGATGGTAGTAAATCTTTTCGATATGAATTAAGACCTACCACGGAACATTATGTAAAAAGAACGTTAGCGGAAGAAGATATAGATACATACGTACAGGAATTCAATCCAAGAATTATTTAAGGGGGTATAAGATGTTAGGGTTTAAACAGACTGAAGCTATTTTGTATAAATATAAATACATGGATGCAGAATTAAACATGCTTGACTTAGAGATTGAACGTGTGAATCAAATGAGTGGAGATGTTAAAGCGATGGTGTATGACGATATGCCTAAGGGGAGTACAGTAGGTAGCTGTGTTGAGAACGATGTACTAAACAAAGAAAGGTTGTTACTTGATCTAGAGTATCAAAGAGATAAAATAATGATACAAAAGAATATGATTGAAGATACTCTCGAAGGATTGCCAGAAGAACTAAAGAAACTATTCAATGTCATCTATGGGAGTGCAGGAGATGTGAGAAGGAACGACGTTTGTAATAGATTATGCATAGGCAAAGACAAGTATTACACTGATAAAAACAAGCTGGTGAAGATTTTCGGAAAGGTATTATGGTAGATTATTAGTAAGTAATCTAACAACCGACAAAATGCCGACAAAATGCCGACAAAATGCCGACAAAATGCCGACAAAATGCCGACACATAATGTGGTATAATGATAGTATAGCAAATTAGACAAGAGATATAATTTCATTCATATAAAGGATTCTCTTCATACAACAGTTGATAGCTCTTGTCTGATTGTTATGTAGATAATACAATTGAAATTGATAACAAACTTAGCATGTGTTTTACACCTCCTTAATATTATTGTAGATAGCCCACACTTAGCCGGTGTGGGTTTTCTTATGCAATGAATGAGGGGTAGGTATATGAGGGGTGCATACTAGGAGTGGATATAGAGGGAATAGTATTTTTAGGAGGGGATATGCTCACTAAGTTATGCAAGTGTGGTAAGAAGATTGAGGTAACTAAAGATAGATGTGATAAGTGTAGCAGTAGACATAGTATATACGACAAGGATAGAGATAAGGCTTCTAAGAGCTTCTACGGGGGCGGTAGGTGGGCTAGACTAAGCAAGGCTATAAGAACTACATATCCTTATGACCTATACGCGTACCATGCCAAGGGGAGGGTGGTGCCGTCAGATATAGTGCACCATATTATTCCACTGAAAGAAAGACCAGACTTAGGATACGATGAGTATAACTTGATAGCACTGTCGCACGAGTCACACAATGAAATAGAACAAGTATATGCTCAGGGAGGGTACCGTAAGAGTGAAGTGCAACGTACCCTGCTAGATATTTTGAAGATGATTAAAGATGAACAGAGGGAGAGAGTGCTTCTGGGGTGAGGGGGGACGGGAAAATTGTTTCGAATGATTTCCTTATAGACCGCACAAGAACTCTCTCCCGAAAAAACTCCCTTTAATGCTTATAAATGAAAGTGATTATCAACTAGAAAGGAGGAGATACAATGGCTGGAGTAGGTAGGCCACCTAAATTAAGTGTGGTCAACAACAAGAATTTTACGAAGGCGGAAAAGAAACAAAGAGAGATAGCAGAATCTAAACTGAGAGTTGCTAGAGATTTGAAACCGCCTAAATGGTTAGATCGCGGAGCGGTTACGGAATTTAAAAGAATAGTTAAAGAGTCCGAACCACTTGGAATAATTGACAATATGGACTTAACGTTCTTAGCTATTTACTGTGACGCATATTCTCAATATGTAAAGATATGTGAAGAAATGAAAGAATTATCAATAGTCGACAATTTCGATGGAACTACAATAGTTAACAATACGAGAGTTGAATTATTGAAGATGTTAGAAAAGTATAAATCAATAATAATGCAATCATCTAATAAGTTAGGTCTTGCAACGTCTGATAGACTTAGGCTTGTAATCCCAAAAGGCGAAGAAAAACCAGATAATCCATTCCTCCAATTTTTATAGGTGGTAGTTATGGAAAATAGAGTATTAAAATATGCTAGAAAAGTAACGTCAGGTAAGATATTAAAAGGTAAGACAGAAATACAATGTTGTCAAAGATTCATAAACGATTTAAAACGGCAAGAAGACGATGACTTTGATTTCTACTATGATGTAGAGACTGCTGAAAAGTTTATAGACATAACCAACACCCTTACAATAAGTGAAGGAGAAGAACCGACACCCCTTAAAACTAGAGGATTTCAAGAGTTCATCATAGGCAACTTACATGGTTGGTTTAAAAAAGAAAATAATACGAATAGATATAAAGAGGCTTACATTCAAATTGGTAGACAGAATGGTAAGTCTTTTTTAAGTGGAGTAGAAGGTATAAACTGGTCTACGTTCATGGGATATAGGGAAGGTCGAATCTTATTAGGGGCGACTAAGCAAGAACAGGCAAACATTGTCTGGAATGAAATAGCGAAGTTTATAAGAGCTGACAATCATATAGAAGAGTTATATAAGGTTACGGAGCATACTAAAACTATTAAAAGCCTTGTTACTGGTACAGAGATTAAATCTGTAGGTAGAGATACTAAATCTTTGGACGGCTTCAGGACCATATTATCAGTTATTGATGAATATCACGCTCATCAAACTAATCAAATGTACTCTTTATTGTTTGACGGTCAGAAGAATGTAAAGTCAGCTCTAACGCTGTCGATAACAACTGCCGGATTCACGATAGACGGGCCATGTCATCAACATTATCAGATGTGCAAGAACGTGGTACAAGGTAACTTTGAGAAAGAATCTCAATTTGTTTTCATATGCGAACCAGACGAAGACGATGACCTTTCAGATTATAAAGTGTGGGCGAAAGCTAATCCTTTAGTACTTTGGAATGATGACGACTCTTACAATATTGAAATGATTGAGAAAATGCAAGAAAAGTATAATTCGGCTCAGGAAAAACAGGGTGAGGATTTAGTCAACTTCATGACGAAAGACTTAAACATGTGGGTCACTAATGCCGGCAATCTTTTGCTAGATCATGACAAACTTCTTAAATGTAAGTCTGATAAAACACTTGAAGATATGAAAGGTAAAGAATGTTACCTTGGAATAGATTTATCAAGTGGAGGAGATTTGACTAGCATAGCATTATTGTTCCCATTGACGGAGGATAAGGCTTTTATACATTGTCACTCCTTCATTCCGAACCAACGTCTCCTAGAACATGAAAGAACGGATAAAGTACCATACAGATTATGGGTAAACAAAGGACTTATAACACTTACTTATGGAGCTAGTGAGATAAAAACGGATTATAAATTTATAGTCAGATATTTGAAAGAAATAAAAGAAAAATATGATTTAAAGTTTATAGATTGTGGATATGACCCTCATAACGCAGGAGCATTTATATCTGATTTAGAGTTTTTAGGGTGTGATTTAACTGAAATATTACAGTCAGCGAGGTCATTAAACGATGCTACAGTAGATTTTAAACTATCTGTAAAAGGTGAACAAATAGAATTTAATAGAAACGATGCTTTATTTCTATGGTCTTGCAGTAATGCCGTAACGGACGTTAACAGTTTCGGTGAGATAAAGGTCGATAAAAAGACTAATGGGCGAATAGACCTAGTTGACGCGGTTATAGACGCATGGAAATTATACTTCTTGAATAAAGATAGCTATAAATATAATGCGAACGATGATGTGGATGACTGGTTTGATATGATGTCAAACATTAAGAAATAGAAAGGGGACTTGTAAGGATGTCTAATTTTAGATTAAATGAAATTGAATTATATTATGATGAAAACGAATGGAACTTTAAAGTAAACGGAGCAGAAATAAACGGTGTGAAAAATTTAAAAATTGACTTGGACTCCGAAAGTGTTTCAACTGTAAATTTAGAGTTTTACGTTGACAAAGTGACCGTAAGAAACAGTGAAAAAGTTTCAAATGAAAAAGGGAAGCCACGAATAGAACCAATGAAACCAAGAATATATCGATAATCAGCAGGTTAGATTGTTTTAAAGTCACAAAATAGAAAGGAGGTGTGAAATGGGAATATTCAATAAGATATTTAATAATGAAGAAGAAAAAGAAAAGAGATCTCTTTCAGATGTAAATTCATACTTTGAAATGACTGGTAAAAAGATTGAAGAAGTGGACGATATACAGGAAATAACATATTACACGTGTTTAAAAGTTTTATCAGAGAGTATAGGAAAACTTTCAATACATTTAAAAGATGGAGAAGGAAATAAAGTGTACAAAAATAACTCCTTACAACGATTGAGAACTAGACCAAATCCGTACATGAGTCCGAGTACTTTTAAAACTTTAATGGAATACAATAGGAATCACTACGGTAATGCGTATGCTTGGTTGAAGTTTGATAAAGTAGGACAATTGATAGGATTGTATCCATTAAAACCACTCAATATGAAAATCTTACTAGATGATGAAAATATTCTTGAAAGTGATGGATATGTTTACGAATATCAAATTCCAAACTCAAGTAAAGTTGTACATTTTTCCGACAAAGAAATTTTACATCTTAAAGGTGGACTATCAAACGATGGGCTGGTAGGAAAATCGGTAAGAGAAACTTTATATACATCGTTTAGTGGTGCCAAAAAATCTCAACAGTTTTTAAATGAGTTGTATGAGAATGGACTGAATGCGAATGCGGTAATTAAATACACGGGTGACTTAAATAGAGAAAAGAAACAGAAGTTAGTTGATGAATTAAAAAGCTTTTCATCAAGTGGTGCAGAAAGATTTATACCACTACCTTTTGGAATGGATATAACTCCATTAGATTTAAAGCTTACAGATAGTCAATTCTATGAATTAAAGAAGTATTCAGCATTGCAAATAGCTGCCGCATTCGGTATAAAGCCTAACCATTTGAACGATTATGAAAAGTCATCTTATGCTAACTCTGAAATGCAGAATTTAACTTTTTACGTTGACACTCTTTTATATATTATTACACTTTATGAAGAAGAGTTTAACTTCAAAATGCTTAGTGAAGATGAAAGACTCAAAGGATATCACTTTGAAATAAACGTCGCAAGCATTTTAAGAGGTGATATTAAAACACAGGCAGAATCAATATCAAGATTAGTACAATCGAGTGTTTATAGGATAAATGAAGCTAGAGATTATCTAGGAATGCCACGCATAGACGAGGGCGACACAATAATGGTGAATGGATCGTATGTCAAGCTTGAAGAAATAGGTAAGGCTTACGATAGATATTCAAATAAAAATAATGTGAAGGAAGGAGGAGATGAAGAAGATGATAGAGATAAAGAACGAGACGAATAGTGCAGAGATAATTATATCTGGTGACATTCTTGATGACTCTTGGAAATGGGATATAGACGGTATTCAGGACTATAATACGTATCCTTCTACTATAAGAGATATGTTAAAAGACTGTAACAACAAAGAAGTGAATGTAAGAATAAATAGTCTTGGTGGAGATGTATTTGCTGGATTTGCTATATCTAACATTTTAAAAAGTCATAATGCAAAAACAACAGCAATAATTGACGGCATCGCAGCTTCAAGCGCAAGTATAATAGCTTTTGGCTGTGACAATATAAAGATGCCATCAAACGCCTATCTGATGATACACAAGCCTTCATCTTACGCGGGTGGAAATGCTGACGACTTTAGAAAACAAGCTGATATTTTAGATAACATACAAACGGCCATAGTCGACACTTACAAGTCTAAATCAAAGATATCTGAAGAAGAAGTCAACAAGATGATTGACGATGAAACTTGGTTAAAAGGAAGTCAAGCAAAAGAATATTTTAATGTCGATATTACAGATGAAGTTACAGTTAAAAATTGTGTCAGCGATATAGAATATTCGAATATGCCAGACGAGTTAAAAGTGAATAAGATTGAAGATGAAAAACAGACGATTGATATCAACATTGATGAAATCGTTGAAAAAGTCACTAATAACGTTAAAGATTATTTAGAGAAAAAAGAAGAAATTACAAATAACACACTGATTGATGAAGATAAAGAAAAAATCATCGACAGTGTGTTTTTTAATGCAAATATTTTAAAAGGGGATGACTAACTATGAAGATGTCTACAGAAATAAGAAAGAAGATAAGTAATAAAACTGATGAAATGATGAATTTAAAGAACGATGGAAAGTTAGACGAAGCAGTTAAGATAGCTGATGAAATAACAGAATTGACAAAGGAATTAAAAATAGTCGAAGCAGATGAGGCTTTTAAGGTTGAAAATACTGTTAATACAGGTGCTCAGGTGCAGACTGGTGAAGAAGTAAATCCTAACAAGGTGCTTAACAAGTGCTTAAACGGAATGAGACTGTCTGAAGTTGAGAAAGAATATGCGGACAAACATCTTATATCAAATGTTAGTGCGGAAGTGGGTCAGCTAGGAGCGGTAAATGAACGTGGTGGATATTTACTTACTGAAGAACAGGAAAGACAAGTAAAGGAATGGAAGAGACAGAGAAAGAGCTTAAAGAGTTTATGTAGAATTAAGAACGTTGTTTCTAGAACTGGTAAATATAACGTTGAAGGTGAAAACAAGCTAGAATTATTAAACTTTGAAGAGTTAGATACACTACAGGAAAAGGACTTAAAGTTCGCACAGAAGACTTGGAGTGTAAAGGATTATGGTTTACTTATACCAGTTGCTAAACAGTTACTTCAGGATACAGATGTAAATATAATGTCATTCATAGGTTCAGAGTTTGCTAAAGCGAGTGTGAGGACTGAAAACAAAGTTGTAATAGAAAAGTTAAAGAACGCGAAGGTTAAGACTATAAAGGAATTAGACGAGTTAGGAACTATATTAAACGTTGATTTAGATCCGGCTATAGCTATGAATGCAAAGATAGTAACTAACCAGACTTCATTCGATTGGTTAGATAAGCAGAAGGACGGTAATAGACTTCCTTTACTACAACCTTCACTTACTGAGCCAACTAAGAAGATGTATAAAGGTAAGATAATAGAAGTATTCTCAGATGAAGAAATACAGCCTAAAACTTCTAAAAATTTAGTATTTTATATAGGAGATTTTGAGGAGTACATCACGTTCTATGATAAGCTAGGTATAGAAATAGCTAAGTCAGATGAAGCAGGATTTAAGCAGTATGCGACTTGGTTAAGAATAGTACAGAGATTTGACGCTGATATAGTAGACGAAAAGGCTATAGTACACGCTGAAATGGCTCCAACTCCTATCGTTTAGGGGTGATTAAATGCTCAGCTTAGAAGATGTTAAGAATTACATAAGGGTTGACGTTGACGAAGATGATAAGCTAATTGAAAACATGATGAATTCAGCTTATTCATACGTTAGAGGAGCGATTGACGACTTTGAAATCAAGTGTGAAAATGACTTATTTGAGAATAAAGCTGAACATATAATGTTGTTTTTAATAGCTGAATGGTATGATAATCGTCAATATTCAAGATATGAAAAGTACAATGAAGTTTCACATATAGTTACGGCTATGATTCAACAAATACAACTTGAAGATATAAATTAAGAGGGTGGTTTTGACTACCCTTTTTTAATTTAAGGAGGTGGCGAGATAGACTGCGGATATTTAAACAAAAGAGCTACCCTGATTGAATACACTACTTACAAAAATGAATATCACGAAATATGTGAAGGGTATAAAAAGCTAGGCACATTTTGGTGCAATATCAAAAGTAGCGGTTATAAAAAAACACGTACGGACAGAAGTAAGTTAGAAAATGACTTCTTAAGAGCGAGCGAAGATATATTTATATTTACTGTAGTAATGAGAAAGTATAAGTTTTGTGAAGACGTTCAGTATATTGTAATTGGTAAGAAATGTTATAAAGTATTGGAATTAGATCAATATAAAACGAATGACACAGTAACATACATTTGCGAAACTAGCGATTTAGATGTATCGGAGGTGATTGACTAATGTATGTAAATTTTACAATTGATGATAAGTGGGATGAATGGACTGAAGCCATCAAACATATGGCAAATGAATTCCCTGAAGACACTAAGAAGTTTATAAATGAGCAAACCAGATTAGCTAGATTAGATTTTAAAAAGTACTACGATGAAAATCATAATGACACTGGTAAAATGGCTAAATCATGGATAAAGGGTAGAGCTGTAATGCAACATAATAGAATTACAGGGAGTGTTTATTCATATCACCCGGCATTGCACTTAGTTGAAGACGGTCATGACCTTGTTTTAGGCGGTCCTAAGCCACCAAAGTATAAAGTTATAGTGGATAAAAACGGAGTAACTAGGACTAAGTCGGGTAGAGTTGTAGGATTTGTAAAAGCTTATAAACCTTTTGAGACGGTTTCAACTATAGTTTCAGAAGACTTTTTATCAAAGTCAGATAAATTTTTATCTGACTTATTAGGGGTTTATAATTTATAAGGAGTGCTTAGATGTTAAAAGAGATAAAAAAGGCAGTAAACACTTCTTTGTTAGAGTTAAACGTTGACTTGATGGGGAGATATGTTGAAAAAACATATTCTCAACCTTGTATATTCACAGATTACAATATAGTAGATTCAAGGTTCACAAGTGAAAAGAGATGCGAAAACTGGATAAGCGTAAAAATATTACTTCATTCACCAAAAAGGGATGAAGTTTTTTTATACGAAAAAACAGAAGAATTGTTGAGACTTTTCAAGACGTATTTGAAAACAGATATCGGTTACATTTGTATATTCGATAAATCTTATGAAATCGACACGGACGCTTGTTACTGCTTATGCGTTTTAACATTGAAATACATCACTTATGACGAGGAAGACGTAGAAATAATGGAAGAAGTAAACATTGAAAATGGAGGTAACAAATGGGATTACAAGAAGTAAAAATCACGTTCAAGAAAAGAGCTGAAAACACTAAAAATCTACTTGCTAGAGGGACGGTAGCTATTCTTCTAAAACAGCAAGTATCAGAATCAGAGGTAAGCAATGACCTTATAAGATTTAAAACATTAGATGAAGCTACAAGAACGTTAAAGGATAAAAAAATAGAGCTTACAGGGGAATCTCTAAAGGCTCTTGATTTAGCTTTTAGAGGTAACGTGAGTAAGCCTTATGAAGTGATTATGGGAGTAGTAAAGAATGATGATTCAAACTTTGCGGAAGTGCTAGATTTATTTAATAACGTACAGTTTGAGTTTATATGTATTCCAGAACACGCAACAAAGAAAGGTAAAGAATTGAAAGACTTTATAACTGAATACAACAAGAAGGGAGAAGCTATAGCTATTGGTACTACAGAAGCTGATGATGAGTACTTTGTAAACTTTGCGACAGATGATGTTGTAATGGACAAGGTTGCTGACGAAAGTAATGTAGTTGTGAAGAAAGATTTATTCACCGCAAGAGTAGCTTCTTTTTTAGCTGGCACACCACTAACTCAAAGTATTACTAACTATGTTCTAGAGGATGTTGTATCTGTTCCAGCTAAATCTAAGTCTGACTTAGATACAGATATAGAGGCGGGTAAATTAGTACTGTTTACAGACTGGGAAAAGATTAGGTTTGGTAGAGCGGTTAACTCATTGACTACTATGAAAGATAAATCTGAAGAACTAAAGAAAATAACTGTAGTAGCTAAGATGAACGTTATCAAAAAGCAGATTAAGGAACTGATAAATGATAATTACATAGGAAAACGTGCAAATACTATAAATGAAAAAATGTTATTAATCACAGATATTAAAGAGTATTTCTTAGAACTTGAAAGATTAAATATACTACACGCAAATCAGTCTTCCATAGACATCGATATAAATGCTCAGAAGAAGTTTTTATCGGAACACGGATATGATGTCGGTTCTATGAAGGAAAGAGAAATCAGAAATGCTAATACATCTACATTTGTATTCTTAGAAGCGATGCTTAGATTTACAGACGCAATGGAAGATGTATTCGTTGAAATAAATTACTAAAAGGGGGATTAATTAATGAATAATACGTTTAATGCACAAGAAGTCATAGTTGGTACGCATGCCCGAGTGTGGATAAATGATACTGAATACGTTGAAACTAAAGGTTTAACTATAGAACTTACTCCTCAATACTCAGACGTTGACATAATAAATGACTTTGCAAAACATGAGAAGTTGACTGGATATGAAGGTTCAGGAGAAATAACACTTAATAAGAGAAGTTCTAAGTTAATGAAGATGGTTGTAGACAATCTGAAGAATGGTAAAGCTACAGTAGTTAAGATAGTATCATCTCTTAACGACCCTTCAGCATTGGGAGAGGAAAGAGTTGTCATATACGACGCAGTATTAAAGCAAGCTACACTTGCCGGATGGACCACTAAGGAAGTGCTAGAAGAAAAGGTACCATTTACATTTACTAAGTACGATATATTATCGCACATAGATTATTAAGAAAGAAGGTAAAGAATGAATACTTTAGAAGAAATATTAAGTTTAGATACGAAAGTTTTACAGCCGAAAACTGGTATAAAAAAGATGATGTGCTCAAAGATAAATAAGGAACTAGAATTTCACTGTACTGAAATAGACACTGAAACACTTGCAAGAATAAAGGAAGAATCGGTAATTTTAACAAGTGATAGACAGATGAGAGTAAATGACTTTGACGCAAATGTACGAATGATATTCAAGGGTTGCCCTTCAATATTCGCAAATCAACAAGTGTTAAAGAAGTTTAACTGTGCAGAACCTCAAGAGTTAATACCTAGATTACTAACTGAAGATGAAATAACAGAATTAAGTGACTATGTTTATGGTTTATCTGATAGAGCAGTGAAAGAAACTGGAAAGATAGATGAAAAGGTGGGTTTCTAAAAGATTTAATATATCAATCAAGAAGTGTCACTAGGGCATACGTCTTATTTAGAGATAAAGATATATTGCCAAGTGACACTTTGAAAGTTAATTTTAATGAAGGATTGTTAATAGATGCCTTTATTGAACAGATGTATGAAGAAAACAATGGTTAAGAAAGGAGAGTACTAAATGGCAGAAAAACAATCAAGAATGACACTCGAACTGGTCGACAACGTTACTGATCGTATGAAAAAAATCAATTCAAGTCTATATCGTTCAAGTGCAGTATGGGGTAAACGTGCTGATAAATTCAATAAGTTTGGTAGTACTCTTGATGATTTAGGAACAAAAGGTTTAAAGTCCGTTACCGCACTAGGTGGCGGACTTGTTTACTCAATGAAGATGGCGAGCGATTATAATACTGAAATCAATAAGCTTGCAGAAATGTCTAATTTGGGAGAAAAAGAAACTAATAAATTGCACGACTCTATAGCAAAAGTAGGTAAGCAGACAGGTATAGCTAGAAAAGATATGGCTTCACTATATAGGCAGTTAGGACAAGCAGGTGTAGGTGTAGAGGACTTAGACAAGATAGCTGGTACAAGTGTCAACTTAGGACGTATATTAGGTGATAAAGATTATGCTGCAGTCGGTGGAGAGTTAGTTAATACACTTAATGCGATAGGTGTTGAATATAAAGATGTGGGAAAGTTTCTGGATAAAGCTACAGTATCTACTAATATATCTAATCAGACTCTAGCGGATAATATGGAGACAATACAGAAATCTGGAGCAATATTTAAAGCAGCGGAACCTAATGCTAATAAATATCAAGCTGTAATAGCTTCACTTGCTCAAAAAGGACTGAACGGTTCTGAATCAGGTACAATGCTTAATGCGACTATATCAAAAGTAATGGATACAAGCGGTAAGAGTGCTAAGGCTATAGAAGGTCTAGGAGTATCTATGAAGAATAGTAAAGGGGAAGCAAAAGGATTTTACGATATCATAGAGGATATCGTTAATTCTGAATCGTATAAGAAAATGTCTAGTAATGAAAAGCTAAACTTCTCAAGTAAAGTAGCCGGTGTTGAGCATTCGTCTAGATTTAAAGCCTTATTGGATTCAGCTGAAGAAGGTAAGTTAGATGAGAATAAAAGAAAGATAGAAGAATCACAAGGAGCTTTCCAACGATTCGCAGACACAATTGCTCCACTTACAAAACACTTTGATTCTATAAAATCAAGTATATCAAACATGTTCCTTGATATAGGAAGGTCCTTAGCGAACAATCCCAAAGTTATCTCTACCATAAAAGGTTGGGCAGATTCGATTAACAACCTAGGTGAAAAGGTGAAAGAATTTGGTGAATCTAAAAAGGGTCAAGAAGTGATGGCTGAATTAGTTAAGATTCTTCCAAAGCTTGCAATAGCTTTCGCAGGTATGAAAGTGGTAGGCAAGGGTGTCAAAGGAATAGGTACGGTATTAGATTTTGTGAGTAAAATGCAAAGGTATAAGGCCGGTAAGGTCGGGGACTTACTTAAGGATATGAAATCAATCAGTAAGGCCAACAAAGACTTTGAAAAAGAATTCGGACGCGGAACGGATTGGGATGACTTGACTAGACGTCAACAAAAATCTGTACGAAAAGCTATGAAAAAAGCTAAAAAAGGTATGATTGGTGAGGAAAATATCCCTGGAATGGAAATAGGTGAGGTCAAGGCCGGTAAGTTTAAACAAAGTCTTGACAAGCTCAAAACCCTAGGCAAAGACGTCGGCGATAAAATAGGCAATAACATATCAGTTGGAATAAGTAAAATAGATTTAGCTAAGATAGGTAAGGGGCTTGGTTGGGCCGGACTATTCGCAGCTTCATTTGTAGCTTACAACAAAGTGTTGGATGAATACACTAGTAAAGCTCCTAAAAATCATCAAAAGAAGTTTTTCGAGAATAACAGACCTCAAAGAGCTGAACCGGTTGTCAGTAAAGCCGATAGAAAGGGTAATAATCCTTATGGTAAATCAGGCAATCTAGCGGGTAAATTAATGGAAGATTTAGACTCTCAATTAAATAAGGCTATTCCTGACTATCCAATATTTCACATCACAGAAAAGATTGAAGAAGGATTGAAATCAGAACCTATTTCAGAAAGAGTTACAAATTTATTTAATAGCCTTGACACTTGGATGAATAATACTATTCCAGATTATCCTATTTTTAGCATAGGCAATAGAATAGGAAACACTATGGAGCAAGGTAAACAATGGGTTCACGAAAAGTGGAATTCAATTACTAGTAAACTAGGCGAAACTGCACGTGGTAAAGTTGAAATGCTTAAAACTCAGTTTGTTCAGGCTTGGACGGATGTTAAAAATAAATGGCAAGAGCTTACTATAAAGTTTAGAACGAAGCTTAAAGGTAAGATTGAGGCAGTGGCGGACAGGTTCCATTCAGTTGTAAATGGTGTTAAATCCGCTTGGGATAACTTGAGAACAAAGTTAGGAAATGCTATAAGCGGTACGGTAAGTGTAGTTGGTAATGCCGTGAGTGGTAACTTTGATACAGGCCTTTCACGTGTGCCAAGGGACAACTTTGTTGCAAACTTACATAAAGACGAGATGGTTCTTACAAAGAGACAAGCTGATAGATTGAGATATGGAAAAGTCGGTGGTAATTCAAACAATATAGTCAATCATATAAACGTGAAAGCGACGATGGACAACAATATAGACGTTGAAAATGTGGCTAGAACGATAGCTAGTAAGTTACAATTTGCATAATAGGAGGTGAATAAGTGGACATTGAAAAATTAAATACAGACGATAACATAAGTGGTAAAAACAGTAAGTTAACAAGTGATAAGAGTATGTATTTTTCAATCACAGATAAAAAAGGTGCGGTAATAGATATGCTTTACTTCCCTTACGTCCCTCCTTTAAGCTTTGGAAAGATGTATAATATCAAGACTTATGACTCAGTAAATGGTAAACAATTCTCAAGTTACGCAGGATACGGGCTTAACGGAGCAACCTTCACTGTTGAATTTCCAACATCAGAACGAACTTACTCAACTGAAATAGATGGTATAAAGTTTATGAACAAGGTGGACGATTACATTAGAAAACAGTATAAGTTTAGATTTGTAGTAACTGGGACCGATATATCTTTTGATTGCTATGTTGAGAAAATGCACCCAAAAATTGACGATGCTACATTTGATGCTGTAATAGACTTTGAATTAATAGAAAGAGACGATCCCGAATTCCTTGCATGGAATCCTGAAAAGAACTCTTCTAAAAATGATACTGTCAACACAAGTAATGGTAAAGACCCTAGTATGATATCTACCGCACCTACTGTTGCAGTACGTGAGGATGCGACAATATTTAGTAAAAAGGTTGGAGAGTTACAAAGAGGTACTAAAGTTACGTACGTCTCAGAAAGAGATGGCTGGTTTAAAATTAAATACGGCAAGTTAGTAGGGTATGTATCTTCAAATTATCTGGAATACGAACATCAGAATAAACTATCAACAATGGTTGTTACCGCAAATCAGACTACTATGAAAAAAGAGTCTACCGTTTTAAGTGAGATTGTAGCAAAGCTAATCAAGGGAGATGTAGTGAAGTTTATATCAGAAAAAGACGGTTGGGTAAAAGCCGATTTTAATGGAAAGATAGGTTACATTTCACATAATAGTTTGGCGGTTGAGATGTTAGGAAGAGATAAAGATACAGGCACTCAGATTAACAAGAAATATCATACAGTTAAGCTTGGGGATAACTTATACGATATAGCTGAAAAATATTATAAAAAAGGTAAGGATTGGCCGAAGATAAAAAACAACGCTGAAAACCAAAAGAATTATCCTAAACTGAAAAATAGCAATGTGATTAATGCCGGCTGGAAATTATTAATACCTTAGAAAGGAGAGATTAAATGAGAAGATGTGAAGTAAAAGTACATATAAGAAATGCTGGAACTCAAGATCATTATGATATTACAAACGCAATCGGAGATATAAAAATAACATCATCTACTAACTCTCCTTCTAAGACATTAACATCTAAGATATTTACAGAACGTGTGTCAAAGGCTAATAAGACGTTTAGACCAGGACAAGGCAGTACGTTTTGCATGTATATTAGATATGATGATACGGAAGAATTTAAAGAAATATATAGAGGAAGTTTAGTTACATTAAGTAGTAGTGAAAGCGGAGTGTCTGAGATAACAGTTAAGGATGCTCTTTTTAATTTAAGTAAGTGTAAGATATCTAGAAATATGATAGATGTAGATGTTTATTCAACTATTAAAGCATTGATAAAAGAACATAGAGTCGAATACGGTTATATATCAGAAAAGCTAAAAGGTGTGAAAGTCACTAGATATTTTAGAAATGTAGAAGTTTTAAAAGTCATTCAAACATTATTAACATTGGCAGAAGAAAAAATAAACAATAAAGATAAAAAAGAAAATGAAAAGACGAAGTTTGAGTTAGAGACAAGAGTTAACAAAGTGAGCGTACAAAATAGAGGATATGCGTTAAAAGTAGAATATAATTGTAAAAATATGAGCGGACTCAATCAATCGTATGATAGTGAAAATATAGTTAACTCTGTTTCGTTATATGATAAAGACGGTAATTTATTGTCCATAAAAGAAAACAAAGGTTTGATTGACTATTACAACAGATTAGCTAGAGACAGTGGAACCGAAGAAGACCCTGCAAAGTTAGTTGAAAGTATGGAAAAAGAAATAGAAGTAAGTGGAATAGGTAACTGGGATTGTCAATGTGGAGCAAAAGTGCATTTATCAGAAAGCTTAAATGCCCCCATTGCAGACTTTTATATAGACAAGGTTACACATCACTTTTATGGTGGACTTCATGAAACTACTATGCAACTTAATTTCTTAAATATATCAAATGAAGAAAAAGCCGGACAAGAAGATGACCCTAATAAAAAAGAAGAGAACCCTATCGACGCTTTAAATGTTAACTGTGGTACGGTCACTGCCGGAGCAAGCTTTAATCATGGAGTTACTGCCGAACACTTAAATAGAGTTCTGAAAGGAGTTCTAAAAGGTAAAGGTCATTTAATCCTTAAGTGGTGTAATGCTTATAAGATACATCCGGCACTATGGGCGGGTATATGTTACCAGGAGTCAGGAGGTGGTACCTCCAAAATGGCTACAGACGGTAGAAATCAATTCCTTGGGATAATAGGGTATTGGAATAGTAGTGTAGAAGAAGGAATAATTCAAGGAGCCTCCTTGTTATCGAGAAGGTATGTAGGAGGGAGAGGTTTTAAAAAATTATCACAATTCGTTGGAGTCTATTGTACAAGCGGTTGTGGTGGTTGGGCTGACGGTGTCAGAAGAGCCGGAATTCAAGTATGTGGTAAGAATTTAGATAACGTGTACTGGGGTCCCGGAGGAGTGTCTGATGCTCAGGCTAGACAAAACTTAACTATAGGCGGTATGGACAGTTCATCTTGTGTAGTTACTAGTGGGAACGGTCACTATTCGAGTAACACTCAACAAAGAATATGTCAAATAGCCAATGATATAGGTCCAAAAACAGTATATTTATGGGGAGGTCGTGGTACAGGAAATAGATATAGGACGGATTGTTCAGGGTTCGTATCAAGAGTATTATGGGAAGCGAACGTTGCAGAAAAAGGAAAGATTAGAGGTGGTACCACTTCTACTTTAAAATCGTATGGAAAAACGATACCGATTTCTCAGGCTCAGGCCGGGGATGTAGTTGTATGCAGATCGTCGGCGTCAGGGAGTGGATGGCATACTTTTCTTCTCATGGGAAATGGGAAATGTTGGAATAACGGTGGTGGCAATGGTGTTAGAGCCACTTTTCAAAAACCCTATTGGGGACCTGGTGCGGTTATAAAAAGATATTGGTAAGGAGTGATTAAATGTTAGACGGATACGGATTATTAAATGAAGTGCTCAACAATAGATATTCTAACATTCCAGAATCAACTTATCTAAAAATAGGAATAGTAACTTCAGTAAAGCCACTTTCAATTAAAGACGAGAGTGGTTTTATTGAGGTAAAAAGAATGACTTATGGAATGTTTGAAAGAGAAAAAACAAGGGGTACTAAAGATGATACTTCATTAAAGGTTGGGGATAATGTACTAATACTAGTCTTTAATCAAGAGGAATGTTTCTTGATTGAAAAGCTAGTAAGAATAGGGTAGGTGATTGAATGATTGATACGAACGTAGACCTATTTGGTGAAATGAATACGGAGCTTAGGCAGTACAATAGTTGCACTTTACAGACTAAATCAAATGCAACTTGGGAAAATTCTCAAAATAGTTTAATGCAATGGTGTTATTATGCATTGAAAATGGAAGCAGGAGAATGTTCGTTGTTTACTGATAACTTTGGGAATAAGATTTTAAATATATTAACAAGCGGATTGACGAATACTGAAAAAGAAGCTGAATTAAAGAATGAAATAAAAATGAGATTATTGAAAAACGAATATATACTTGATGTAAAGTTTTTAAGCTTTGAATTTACAGACATTGTAAGAATATCTATAGAAGTCGAAACTGTTTATACAAAGACTACATTAAGACTTGAAATATAAAAGGTGGTGATTAATTGATAGTTAATAGTAAAGAAACGATGTTAAACAACCTACTTAACGAACACGAAGGTGTTGTAATTGAAGGTGACCCAATCTATACAATATATTCAGCAATAGCCTCAGCGATAGAGAGGGAGTACTTTATAAGAGACGAACAGGATAAAGCTTTTCTATTAAGTGATGCTAAAGGGGAGGTACTAGATAATCAATGTTCTTGGTTTGGAGTGTACAGACTTCAGGGTACACACAGTCAAGGTAAGGTAAAAATAATAGCGACACCTAATATGACAATAGGTGGTGAAGGTGCTGAAGTTTACATATATGACGAAGATAGTAGAGAATACATTATAGAAGGTGGTACTACTGATGAAACTGGGGAATTGATTTGTGGTTGTTTCGCAGCAGAGCCGGGAATTCAATATAATCACCACGCTGGAGAAATGTTTACGGCAACTGATTTTAGATATGACAGTATAGTACTTTATGAACCTTCGATAGGTGGTACGAATATAGAAAGTGATGATGAATTCCTTAGAAGATTTTTATACATACAAAGGACAAGAGGTAATGCGGGTAACAAGAAGCATTATGAAGAATGGGCATTAACTATAGACGGAGTTTATAAAGCAGTCGCACAACCTTTGGCAAGAGGTGAAGGCACCGTAGATATAATCATATCAGGTAAGGACAATCAACCTTGTAGTGCAGATGTCATAAAAGAATGTCAAAAGCATATTGACGAAGAACGTCCGGTCGGTGCAAATGCTCTAGTTAAATCGACAACTATTACAAACGTTGTGATAAAAGGTTCTATCAGTCTTTATGATGACAAATCATTTGAAGAGACTAAAGATAGAATTACAGAAGTTATTGAAAAAAGAATAGTGTCTCAATTAGATTTGGATATGCTTGATTTTTATAAGAGTAAGATAATAGCTTTAATAGAACAGGATTTAAATGTAAAGAAGAGTGAAAGTGTGATTATAGAAGGTGATGACCCAATTCAACTTGATAAGAATAAGGTTTACAAGGTAGTAAATGAATTGACGAAAGAGGTGTAGTATATGGAAGAAGTATTATTACACAAGAAAATATTAGAGTTTATACCTTTGATTTATCATCAAGAGGGGTTAGTTGAGATTTGTAGGGTTACTGATAAGATACTTGAACAATACTTTAATGAATTGAATAGAGCAGATTTACAGAGAGACCCAGCTACTGCGACATACTCTTTACAACATTGGGCGGATATGACAGGCTGTAATATAAATAATTTAACTACAGATGAGGCTCAAAAAGAAGTATTAATGAGTATGAAGGCTCAAACACAAGTTACAAGAATGACTATTAAAAAGCTTGTAGAAACAAATGCTAATGCTGATTGTGATGTTGTTGAAATATTTGACAAGTATTATATAACAGTTACATTTACAAGTAAAATAGGTATTCCTCCAAATATTGACCAGATAAAGAAAAAGCTTAGAGAAGTTTTGCCGGCTCATTTAAATTATGAAATGATATTCAAGTATCGTACTTGGGGAGATTTGAAAAAGCTAGGTAAGACTTGGGGATACTATAAGGACAATAATACTAAATGGGAAGATTTAAAGAGTAAACCAGAGTTGTAAAGGGGTGATTGTATGGCAGAAATATTTAAAGAGATAGATTACAACAGTATAGTGGACGTTCAGGACATTATGGATAACTTCAATATATTAAGACTGGCTATTAATAATATTAGCCTCACTGATACTGAAATAACTGTAGTAGCAAAAAAGAAAATGCTGAATCTTGTTTTAAAAGAATTAGAAGATAGTATTAAATTAGTGAGTGACGATCTTGAACAATTAGAACTTAAAGACACTGCTATAGATGTAGTAGCAGAAGAAAAGAAGTTGAATGTTGTGTTAAGCGAATTGAGAAGTAAAGATATTGAACAAAGTGCAGACATATTAAATTTAAAAAATGAGTTAAACGGATATGTTGCAAGGCATACGGTTGCGAATGACAATATTCAAAAAAGTATAAATGATTAGAGGTGATAAAGATTGTCTAATTATAAAGTAGAGTTAGAAAGAACAGAAAGACAAGATTTAGAAATAAAGAAACATATATCAGATGTGAAGGCTATAATCAAAAGCAAAGTAAATAAAGATGTGAACGGGCTTAATAGTATTAAAGAGTTGTTGGAAAATGAAACCCTTGGTGGATATATTGTTGATGATTTTATAAAGATAGATAATTTAGAGGTTGTTGACTGGGCACCTAACCCAGCTGATTACAATCTTGCGTGGAAGTTTACTGGTCATACTGGAGGTGTAAGGTCAGTAGCGGTAGATTCAGATGGTAATGTTTATTCTGGTTCTGGCGATAAAAAAGTAATGAAAATATCTCCAGACGGACAAAAACTATGGGAATTTACTGGACACACTGAAACTGTATGGTCAGTAGCAGTAGATTCAGAAGGAAACGTTTATTCTGGGGCTGCTGATAATAAAGTAATAAAAATATCTCCTACTGGACAAAAACTATGGGAATTTACTGGACATACTGATTTTGTATGGTCGGTAGCGGTAGATAGTAATGGTAATGTTTATTCTGGAGATGATGATATGAAGGTAATGAAAAACGAACTAAAAAGAGAACCTCTAGGTTATAAAGTATTAAAAGTTGAAAGGGGACTATAAATGATTTATTTAATACATGAAAACAAGGATATAAACGAAATAACATTAATATATTACATAAAACCAAGTGAAAATATGTTTTATAAAGAGATATCAGAAAAGGACTTACCAATCGAAAAAGAAGGTTATCACAGAAAATTATTCTATGACAAGGTAAATGATAAAGTTTATGCAGAGTATGAAAAGATAGAAGAAGAAAAGTCAGAGGTCGATTTATTAAACGAAAAAATAAAGCAAATGGAAATTGATAATGCTCAAGCAATAGCTGAGTTATCAATGATGATAGCAAATAAGTAATAATGAAGAACTTAATTTTAAAAATCAGGTTCTTTTTTTATTGTATAAATTTATGTTTGAGAGGAGGTGAAGATATGATAATCAGATCTTGGGTAATATGCCTAACTGGTGGAATATTCTTTTGGCCAGACGTTCCAGAAGTTTTCAGGGAAAGACTTAGAAAAGAACTAAAAGAAATTGGCGCAGAAGATTTAATCACTGAGTAAGAAAAAGTAACAGTCAAAAATTTATATAATATTATTTTAATTACAAAACTAAGGAAAGAGTTGGGACTGGTAATCCCTTCTCTTTTTTTTGTCAAAATCAAGAAAACAATATCGATTATAAGCAATTTCAAGGTACAAACACACTAAGACACTTTTAAAACGTCTTAGAATCGATTTTAGAGGGTCGATATCTGTAAGCTAGTAATATCAACGTGTTCAAGCGAGGTGTATTCAAAATTTTAAGTGAGATTTAAAAAGAAAGGTAAATTTATGGACATTCTATATGATAAAGGAATTTCAACAATATCAGCAGTACTAGGAACGTGTGTAGTCTGCTTTTTAGGAGGTTGGGATAAAATAATTCAATGTTTAGTAGTATTTATGGTGATTGATTATGTAACTGGGATAATCAGTGCATATTATACAAAAGAGCTTAGCTCAAAAGTTGGCTTCATTGGTATAGCTAAAAAGGTAGTAATAATATTAATTATTACTGTTGCGGTTATGTTTGATAAGGCAGTGGGAAATACGGACATGGTATTCAGGACTGCGACATGTTTCTTCTATATCGCAAATGAAGCTTTAAGCATACTGGAAAATGCTACAAAATTGGGACTTCCACTTCCTAAGAAAATCACAGAAGCATTGATACAGTTAAAAAATAAAGAAAATTACGAAAAAGAAAGTGAGGATAAATAATGACTAAATTTATATATAAACCAGTTACAAATTCAACAAATTTTGGCGGTCGAAGAAGTAAAGGTAATATTAAATTCATAGTAATACATTGGACTGCGAACACTTCAAAAGGTGCAGGGGCAAATAATCATTATCTATTTGTACAAAATCACAATAAAGTGGGATCAGCACACTACTATGTTGATGATAATGAGATAATACAGATAATTGGAGACACTACAACTGCTTGGTCTGTAGAAGGAAGAGGATACAAGAACGGACAGAACGGTTGTTGGAATAGTAATTCAATATCAATAGAAATGTGGGTCAATAATGGTTACTCAGACAAGATGTTGTTTAATACAATTGAATTAGTCAAAGAACTTTTAAGACAGTATCCTAACGCGAGAGTATGTAGACACTGGGATTGTAACAAAAAGGATTGTCCAAGTGGTTGGACTGGTGGAAATAATGCAAGGTGGAATTGGTTTTTAGATGAGATAAAGAAAAATAGAAAAATGATTTTAGATTTATCAAAAACAAGTGAGGGTAAGTTAGTTGGAAACGGCAATTTAGACAAACCTTCAGAGAATGCAAACTTTGTAAAAGCTGGAAAGACAAAGGTTAAAAATGAGGGTAGATATTCTGTAATGACTAACACTCCGAACGATGTACTAAACGTTAGAGAGTTACCTTCCGCAAATAGTAAACTTGTCTGGTCTTACAATCACACAAGCAAGATATATGTAATTTCAGTCTGGAAAGGGCAAGGCGAAACTTGGTATGAAATTCAGTACGATAAAGGAAAGTTCGGATATGTATCGGCAAAGTATTGTAAAGGTATAAAGTAAATTGAAGCATGAAAAAGGAGCAGTCAATTCTGCTCCCTTAATTTTTTTCATTTTTATTCTCCTTTTTAAAATATAAGTACTATCTGTTTACTTTTAATACACAACTAAATTTTTCAAGTTCTTTATAAATCTTATCAGTTAATCTGTTATATCTTGCTAGACAATATCTGTACCTATCATCGCTAAAGTGTTCGTCCCTTGTTGGGTGATTATCATTCATATTCCATCCAAATGGTATTTCAAAGTTTAAGTATTCAACGTCTGCAAAATTTTCATCGTCTCTAACTTTCAAAGGTTGAATCTTACAGTATTTCTCTTTCAATTCTTCAAGTATCTTGATAATATCTTGTTCAGGACTTATTATACCCTCCCATACATCCGGATCGTATCTGCCAAGATCAATTTCTTCTTTGTTATCAAGGTAGTCTATAGAGATAAAAACTTTTAAATCACAACCTATCTCGTAAAATTCCTGTACTAACTTCTGTAAATTTGTCATAATCATTACCTCCTAAAAATATAATATTATTGTTTTTGTTTGTTTCTTATCTCTTTCTGTACTATAAGTATATCATTAATAGTATATACTGTCAATAGTATAATTCAAAAAGATTTAATAATTTTTCAGTTCACTCACAGTCACGCCAAGGTATTCAGCTATTTTCAATACGGTTATAAAATGAGTTTTATCTATATATTCCTTATTTACAAGCAAGTATGTATTTGAATATGACATTCCTAGCATTTTTGATATCTCTCTTATTGACACATTCTTTTCTTCTATCACGTTTTTTATATTATTCTTCAACTCCATTTTCAATCTCCCAACTTTTACTGAATTCTTCATCTTTGAACAATGCCGCTAATCCACTTATCTGTTTTAATCTAAGGATTTCGTCATAATCCATTCCAAGATTTCTTGATATCCAAGCATCACTCATTCCACTTTCTTTCAATTCACTTACTATATTTACCATTAAATCTACTGAATGTTCACCCCTTGCCCTATTATGTCTAACAGTAGAAGCCATTCTACATTCGACAGGTTTATCTATTACAGATACTGGCAAGCACCCTCCTTCACGTTCGTAAATGTCTTTATGTTTCAACATTACAGTGTATCTGTGATAACCGTCTACGATCTCATACTTGTCAACATCTTCTAAATAATAACAAACTATTGGCATTGTATAACCATCTTCTTTTATTGATTGGTATAGTAACTTCATTTCAGGTGGTGCTACTGAGTTCGGATTATAAGTGTTTGCTTGTATTTTATCTATCGGAATTCTCTTTATATTATATACTGGACTTGTCATTTTATTTCCCCCTTATCATGTTTTTATATTTATTCATTACTTCTTTTCTTTTTTCAGTTTCTTTTTTAGTCTGAGAAAATCCCATATACTTACATAAGTGATCGTTTTTCATTATGCAAATACACATTCTTTTGTATGATGGTACAGATTGAAAATCCTTAATATCAACATCATCAGGATACTCTTTAAATCTTACTGGCTTTTTATCAGTCCTATAATTAGTTTTTTCTCCTACCTCAATGTTAAACCCGCACTCTCTCAGCTCTTTAATTGTTTCGTCTGAGAGCACTCCTCCCTTTTTCTGCCAAAACTCAATTGACGTTTGAAACTTTTCAATGTAGCTTTCTCTTGTCTTTTTCGGAAGAGTGTTGAGTAAGAATTCAAGGTAAGACTTCCACGTGTGACCGTTCGGCAACTTAATTGACTTCCAACCCATGGCAGTTGTTCCACCATATATACCCGTAAAGTTAACACCGTTTACACGTCCTGTAAGCTTTCCCCATGTATCTGGTTCTATTACTTTATATATCTTAAGTGATTCAGTAGCACAGTCATTAAAAGGGCTTGCAACTCTCATGTCATGTAGCTTTAAACCTGCATAATAATAGAGGTCATATAATTTATTATAATCAAACCCTAACTTACCATTAGCTATCCATACATCTTCAACAGACCAATCGTAAATCGGATAACATTTGTAAACGTCTTTACTATCAGGATCTCTATTTATCCAATGTAATTTTTTGTACGTGTTCTTTTTCTTATCGCTTGCTATTGCTCTAAATCTATTAAGTGATTCATCAGTTCTAATGCCTACAAGGACAGCTGTTTTACCTTCTTTTTCAGCCACTCTACTACAAAACTCATTCTGAAAATCATAATCCCACATTCCTTTTTTGAATTCAAACCATACATTATCTTCATTTATGACGTGCTTTGAGTCCGGCATATCTCTTACCCATATATCTTTTTTTTCTTTATCCCACGGTGTCCAACTATCCTGACTCATGTTAACTGCACATTGGGCTGATATTGGAAGGCATACCCAATATTTTTTAACACCTTGAAAGTGATTTTCAAATACATCAGTAACATAATCTGTAGTAGCTTGATATTGAGCTTCGTAGTCTAAATGATATATTGACATTTTACTCAAAAGGTTATTCTTTTTAGCATATTCGTAAGCTAAGTTAAGTACTATTCCACTATCTTTACCGCCTGAAAATGCTACCATGACGTGATCAAATTCGTTGAAAGTATATTCAATTCTATCAATAGCGGACTCGTAAACATTCTTATCTATAAACTTTTTCATCTATAATACATTCCTTTCCATTAACCTTTTTCTTTGCTTTTTCAATAAAATATTAGAAACATTCCTAGCAAGAGATTCTTTCTTTTGTAGACATCTTACTATGCTCTCATCTAATGTGTTTGAAGCGATGATGTCAGTATATGTTGATACGTATTCCTGTCCTACTCTGTGTATTCTATCTTCGCTCTGTGACCTTGTAGCATAGTCCCAATCGTTACTATAGTATATTACATTACTACAGAATTGAAGATTGAGAGAGTAGCTTGCACACGATTTTATCGCTACAAAATACTTCGCACTGTCTCTAAATTTCTCAACACTCTCATGCCGTTCAGTCAAAGTCATTGATCCGTAATACTTTACAACAGAGTCCTCACCATATTTTTCGATTAATACATTTGAAATATCTTTTACTTCATCAATGTAATTACAAAATATAATAGTTTTTTCGTCTGTAATACATTTTAATAAAGATTTTATTCTGGGATTGTCTTTCGCGTCATCAAACATCTTCTGTTTTACAAGTTTTTTATTTTTAAAAGCGACTTTATATCCGCTTGTTATAAGCTTTACGCCAGTCAATAGCAAGTATATATCTGTTACATTTAACTCATCAGCTCTTTCGATAAAATCAAATTCAAATTCTTCTAAATTCATGAGTTGAGAATCTGACAATTCAAAGTACTGTTTGATATATCTCTTTGATTTTAAGTCCAGTACATCATCCTTTTTTGCTTGAAACACATAAGGTGATATCTTGTCTGTAAGCTCTTTAACGTTTATAACCTCATACGCGTTTTTTCTTATGTTTACACTTTCTTTCACATATCTATTTTTGAAACTGTAGTAACTTCTATATCCTAGTATTCGCCAGTCTAAAAAATAAAACTGATTGAATAAGTCTGTCTCATCTTTTGAAATAGCAGTACCATTTAAAATGAACTTATATTCACAGTTACGTGCTATTAAATTTATATGTTGAGATCTAAACGCATTATGATTTTTTATCTTAATCGACTCATCAACAACAAGTATGCATTTATACTTTTTTGTATATTCGTCTAAAAAAGAATTTAGAGACACACTAGTTGACAAACTTTCTATACCAGATATTATAAAATTTTCTTTACCCCCGTCAACGTGTTTTTCTATTTCCTTTCTTATATTTTTCCTTGCTGAGAATGGACATAGCCATACAACTTTTTCTATCTTACCATTCTCGAATTTATCTTTTATAATCTCTAACATTGTTCTAGTTTTGCCGGTACCCATCTCCATGAAAAGGGCACCAACTTTTAACTCTTTAAATTTATTAGCACATTCTTTCTGATAATCAAATAAATCTGTAGTTAATGAAATTTTATTCATCTATTAAATCTCCTATCACTTCATCACTATCTGTAAATGTTTCTATTTTATCTTCTACATTTTGCTTATCCTTGATTGTAAACTCCATATTAGTAGTTTTTTCATCTATATATTTATTAATTGCATTTTCAACATCGTCATATATGGCAAAACCGTTATCGTTTGCAAAATCAAGAACTTGTTTATACTGCCCAATATCAAACTCCATCGCCTTATTTGCAAATTTTGAAGTCTTAATATTCTTCAAGTTAACAAAAATATATTCGTTAAATCCTTTCCATATCGCCTTAAGTTTATCGTCTTCAACGTATATCCATCTTGTCTGCTCTTTTTCATAGTCAGCATTAAGTATACTTGACTTGATTTCTTTAAATTCTTCAGAGTGTATTATCACCGCGAACCCAGATTTTAATAGATCATTTGATATTTCTATTATTCTATCTTTAATAGTCCCGTTAAATTTCTCGTCAATTTCTCTGTACCAAACTTTATCTGCTGGACTCCAAAGAAAGTATCTTTTCTTCGCTATTGATATAAACTCTTCATTCTTATATGTCTTTAATTTTATAACGTTATTCTCAACGTATATATGCACGTCTTCGTTAGCTTGCTTTTCTGGTACAATTATTAAATCCTTAAACTCTTCTCTATCTTTTTCTATTTTGTTCTTCTTTTCAACTTCTCTTTCAGCTTTCTTCTTTGCAGCGTATTCAGCTGATTTACATTGAGTACATTTACCTTCTGCCATTCTATCAGCAGCCTCTTGTCTATATTCGTCTGAGAAACCACCTACTCTAAGTTTTTCAGTGTGTCCACATGTGAATGTAATTTTGTGTATTTTTTGTTTATATTTATTAGCCATTTTATTACCTCCTAAAAATATAATATTGTTTTTTGTTTCTTATCTCTTTCTGTATCTATAGTATACTACTAATAATATATACTGTCAATAGTATAATTAAAAAAGATTTAATAATTTTTCAAAATGATTAATATTAAGTAAATTTCAATATCTTATAAAATAACACATATAGAATAATGTTTAAAAATCAATCCACCTTATAATACAAGAATGGGAAGAACTTTATATATCAAAGTCCCTCCCGTTTATAAAAATCCATGTTCAAATTTCAACGTTTCAGATAACTATGCCGTAAATATGTATTTAGGGACTAGTTACTTTTTTCTATTTAAATTTCGCTTTTTTACATATACACGATTAATTGCATCAAACTCTTTTAACTGATTACTATTTAATTCAGATTTTTGACTGTTTATAAAAAAGCTGAGAAGGTCGTTAACACTTTCAAAATCTAATAACACCGTCATAGCATTAATTTCATCTGCTAAATCTTTTTCACATCTTATAGTAGTAGACTCTTTTTTCTTCTTATCTACTTTTTTAGTTTCTTCATCTATTGTAAACAAACTATTTCTAGAAAATGTATTTACTGGAGAAGGTATCTCAACTCTTTTTAAATTATCTTTCTTCCCTTTCTTTATTAATGAACTCATTAATACTCACCAACCTTATTCACCTTCTCTATAAACTCCTTAGCAAGCTCGGTATACAGTTTGTGTACCTTCTTATCGTGCATATCAGAACTTTTGTTTATATTTGGGTCAACTATTCCCGTGAGATCATATCTTTTCAACCTTTCCATATTCTTTACTACATTGTTAAATACGTTATCTTCTCCGAACTCTTCTATTATAGATTGTAAAATCTTTTTATCGACTGGAGCGGTATTTTTCAACAATACTGGTAGTATTCCTGCTACGTCAAAATCAACTTCATCATATAAGTCGTAAAACTCTTGTAAGTATTGAACAAAGGCTTGAGCTCCAATGAATGACCTTTCTTGAGTCTGTGACACTATTACGATTGAATCACTCGCAACTATAGCACTATCTGTAAATAACGATAATGTTGGTGGCGTATCAATTATGATATAGTCGTAATCGTCTTTAATTTCTTCTAACATCTCTTTCATGAAGAATATTCTATCCTTCTGAGAGTTTGGGAATTTCTTCTCTAAAAATAGCGGGTAACTTGAAAAGTCCGCAAAAGAAGGTAGCAAATACAAATTATCTTTTATGTCAGTTACTATACTCTTCACGTTATTTTCTGTAATAGCTTTCATTAATGTAGAGTCAAAAGCTTTAACCTCATTCTTTTGCCCTTGCCTAGTTTGTAAGAATAAACTTGTAGCATTTGCCTGAGGGTCAAGGTCTACCAGAAGCGTGTCAAATCCCATGCAACTTAATTCATAAGCAATCATACATGAGTTTGTAGTCTTACCAGTACCACCTTTAAAATTTCCGATTGTAACGATTTTACTTTTCATAATGTTCCTCCTTAAATAGAATAGTTTTTCTGTACGTCTACATTATACATTATCTGAAAACTTAATGCAAGAAAACACGTCTACACGTCTACACGTCTACAATCTACACGTATACATGTAGACGGCATCGGTAAATCTATTGAATTATTTTGATATCGATAATATACTTAGATTGATTAAAATTAAATACTGCGTAGGGTGGATGCCGATACCACCTAAAAAACGAAAGTGGACTAGAGCTGATGCAAAAAATTCTAGGCGGTGTAAATGTGCCAATCGCAGAGACACATTTATTTCGTAAACACGATGAGATTTTGTAGTGTATAAACCAAAACGGAGGACATAGTTGCTCAGAAATGAGCGGGCAAGTGAAAAGACGATTGATGAAGCTGGGGATTATGGGCGGAGATTGTCGACTGCGAGTGCGACGGTAAGTATACAGATTACTTACACATTGTTGAAATTTAGCCCCTTTTTAGGGGGTAAATCTGTAGCTCTGGAAAAGTGCCAGATTAACACTTGATTAGGTTATTATAACAAGTAATACTTAACATTTACAGATTTACGATATATAGAGTTAATAGCCGTAGGCTATACTATCTAAACAAAAAAGAGAAGCTATTAACTTCTCTTAACTTACTAACCTAACATAATTCTAGATTTAATTAATATTTCTTTATCCTCATCTGTAGCAGGTTTATAACCTTTCTTCATAAAGTTTCTTATACGCATATTATTATATGTGAAAAGTAAATATATAGACAATCCTAACACGATCACCAATGCCGACAATTCTCCGAATAGCACTTCCGCACCTATTACCATCAAGAAATATAAAGAAGCTATTTTAAAATCTCCTTTAAAAAGAGGAACCAATCCTCCAAAGATGAGACATAAAAAGTTTTCTCCAGTATCTAGTTTTTTATAAAGTCCCGACTCATTAACTAATGTAACTTGCATTTTACATACCTCCTTTTAAATTATTATAATTTCATTATATAACATTGTATAGTATAAGAAAAGGGAATTCAAAAGAACTCCCAAATCTCAACTGTCTAATCTAAATCTACTATGTATTTCACTACCTTGCCAATTAACTTTAAATCGCTTGAATTTTCATAAGTTATGATTATGTCAGCGAATATACTGTCTGTGCTTTCTGGTCTAAATATAAACCGTTCATTGACTTTATCGTTGATATATCGCTTAACACTATACTCATTGTTATTTGCAAATACTACTATATCGTTATTAGATATATCGTAAGTCTTTTTCCTACTTGTATCGACTACTATCAACGACCTATTCGGTATTACCTTGTTCATACTGTCACCGTTTACTTTTAGTAGTATCACGTCATTGCTACCCGCGTACACTCCCATTATTGAATCAGATATCTCTATATAATCTGAAGCGTGAGTGCAAGGGTTGACTGATTCTAGCTGACCTGCCGATATACTAGAATCAAAGTAGCAGTATGAGTGTGTAGCAGATACGATCTCGGCTTTGTTTAACACGTCTTGCGGTCTAGTATTTACAAATTCATCATATGTCATATTATCTAAGAAGTTTCCATTCTCAAATATTGCGACTTTACCGTCTACCTTCTCAACGTCAAATCCTACTTCTCTTAATGTTTCTGAATATCTGTCAAACCTTATCTCATTTCTCTTTTCTTCATCGTCTTTAGACATCTCTATCATACTATCTAAAGTACATCCGAAGTAGTCTGCCACCTTCTTGATAGATGTTAATGTAGGTTGTTCGATATCTCTTTCCCATTTTGATAGCTTACTTTTTGTAAAGTTTTCATCATCGTATATAGAGTTTAAATTCTTAGCAAGTGAATCTAATGTTAGACCGCTTAACTGTCTGTTAAACTTTAGTGCTCCTCCTATTCTCAACTGTATCACCTCCTTTCTTATATATCCATTATAACACTTATGTTACGAAAACGCAACATGTATATTTACGTATACGTTAATTTATTTATTTATTTATTAAGAAAGTTATTGACAACGAAACTTTTCTGAGATATACTAGAGTTACAGAAACACGAGAGGAGGTGAAGAAATGATTGAAAATAAAAGATATGCGGTGTTAAAATCAATCCTTGCTCAGAAAGAAATAAAACAAATTGACGTAGCTGACGCGATAGGAATGGATAGAGTTACTTTCAATGTTAAGATTAATAGAAATAATGGTAGAGACTTTACATTACAAGAAGCTATATCTATATCTGAACATATTGATGTACCTATAGACGATTTTTTTTAAATTAAGAGTTTCGATTTCGAAACAGGGACTATATAAAGGAGAAAAAAGATGGAAACAGTTATTGACGTAAAAGAAATATTACCACTTGAAAGACTTGAAAGAATAAAAGACTCAGTCATCAATATATCAGATGAGCTTAGAGAGAAGAAACTTGAATTATCTAGAGCTAATGACAGAATTGAGTGTTTAAGAAGTAGAAACTTTGACTTATACGAAGAAAATGTAAGGTTGAAAGAGGAGTTTATAAGAGTTGACTCTATTAATAAGACGTTTGAAAAAGTAAAAGCTACTGAGATGAAAGAATTAGAAAAAAGACATCAATTGGAAATATTAAGTTTGAAAGATAAGCTAAATGAAGTTATTGAAGATAATGACTTAATAAATATTAAATATGAGCAATTAAAAGAGGAGGTAGGATTTTAAACATGATGTTATCGCAGATGGATTACTTAAGGGAAAGCACTCAAGAATATGAAAGACTTGATTGGAAGAGATCATCAGAAGAATTTAAAGAAGTAATAAGATTTTGTAATGAGCTTGAAAAGTCAATGGACAAGACTTTCAAAGAAGCTACGGAAGAGTTAGACAGTATTGAGATAGACGATATTGAATACAAGGTGATAGAGTCAGGTACAAGGATTGTTAAGACTCTTGTA